ACGTAAAAATCTAGATGTCATCAAACGATTTCAAGACCTTATGAAAAAGAAAGGCGGGAATCTAGTGTTAGTAAGCCATTCCAAAACATCACAGATGCAAGATGGAAAGGTACAATTAGCACCAGAGCTTCCACGTGGATTAGGATATTCACTAGCCGCTAAAGCAGACGTAATCGGTTACACGACAGCGTCTAAAGAAGACGGTAAGTATTATATCTCATTTGAGGCGTATGACGAGAGAGTAGTCGGTTCACGACTAAAACCTCTTGCTCAGAAAATACTCCCGTTTGAGTATAGTGCTATATCTAACGAAATCCTAAAATACAAGGAGGAAGAATGAGTAATTCAACTCGCTTTCGTCCTAGCGAAATAGACACCTCTTCTGGAGGTAGTTCTAAATGGCTAGGTTATTGTCCAGTAGGTATCCTTGATTGGCAAAGTAAAGCAAACCAGTTTGACTGGGCTGATGTTTATCTTGTTGCTACTCTAAAGGTACAGGACTCGCAATACCCTCAAGAAATGAAGCTTGCAGGGTCCTTTGATAGAGAACCTAATGGAAACATAAAAACCTGTACATTACTAAAGAGACTTTATTGGCTCTTTGACACCATTGGTTTCAAAGGTGGTCCTAATGTACAAGGGGAGATGGTAGACGAGGATGGTAACAGCATTGACTTAGTCAATTACCTGAATATCAACCACGTTGGCGACCCCCTAAACCCAACAATGGATTTTACAGCGTATATTTACAAGGAAGCTGGTCGTAAAGACCCTACCAAGACGTATACAACTGTATTTCCAAAGTTGACACCTAATACTACTGAGGGGAAAAAGGACCTCGAAGGCTACATAAATTTTATGAAGTCTAAGAACCTTATCAAGGAAGTAGTAGACGGTGGTATTGCACCACAAGCCAATGGTGCAGTGGCTGGACAAACACAAGACGACTCAGCACCGTTTTAATGTTTGTTGAAATGGCAATCGGGAGTCCCTCTAAAAGGGGGACTCTCGTTCCTTTAGATGATGTATGGGACATTGTCTATGAACAAGGTAAAGCACAAGCTGTTTATAAATCAGTATACCGATACGATGATGAAGCATTAGCGTTTATTAAGGCTAATGGCTCTATAAAGAACTTTCTCGGTACGAGATATATAAATACTGTGCCTATCGACATAGACAGAGGTCAAGATTCTGATGAATACACTCTAGCTAGAACACAACAAGTACTTACTTATTTAAATAAGGAATTGTGTTTAAAAGAAGGCAATTACGCTTGTTACTATAGCGGCACTGGTTATCACATAGATATATCAGCAGAAGTGTTTGGCTTTAAGCCATCACCTGATTTGCCATTTATAGTAAAAGCTACTATGCTAAAGCTACTAGATGAATTTGAACCAGACCCGGCAGTGTACACTAGAACTTCAATAATAAGATTGCCGCACACATTAAATGTAAAATCATCGCTATACAAGATACCTCTAACGAGTACAGAAATGATGAAACTAGATTATTCTGGTATTGTAGAACTTGCCTCAGGAAGACGTTTAGACTTCGGTCAAAATGACTTATGGGGTGATGAATCTTTATCAGATAAAATAGTAAGTGAAGTACCTAAAGTTAGAAGTATGCAAAAGATAAACGAACCAAGTAACGTGGTCCCTTGTGTGCAGAAACTGTACAATGATGGACCTCTTAAAGGGAATCGTAATCATACTTTGCTTCGCATAGCGTCACACTTCAGGAGAAATGGAATACCTTCAAATGCTACTAAAGCATCATTATTACATTGGAATGATAATCAACTCAACCCTCAAATAGTTATTGATAAAGTTGAGGCTACATATAACTACGGTTATAAGTACGGTTGTCACGATGAATTATTAACAAAGGTATGTAGCCCTAAGTGTGTATATTACAAGAACAAGGACTATCTAGTGGAAATAAAAACAGCTAACGACTTACAACAGGAGTTAGAAGAAAGGCTAGAGTCAGACTTTACTGGTAAGATGATAAATCTTGCTAGAATGTTTGGCTTAGATGGGAAAGATTGTAATATATATCCGGGAGAACTGGTTACTATATTCGGTCCTACTGGTGCTAATAAAACAGCCTTAGCACAGAACATAGCATTAGGCTATGATTTCGCCAACGATGAGATTAGACAGGAATGGCAAATACCTACATTATTTCTTTCATTAGAACTTAGTGGTTGGTATATGCACAGACGTAATCAACAAATTGTTAGCGGGATGAGTAAAGACGATGTTACAGCGAACTATAAGTATGTTAGTGAAAACTATAATAAGTATCTTCAGCATTTAAACATACAAACAGTCTCGCCTACCCCAGAGATGATACAAAAGACTATAAGAGACTTACAGCCTAACTTAGTTGTAGTTGATTATATAGATTTAGTAGAAGTCCCTAAAGGTATTCGAGGAGAATATGAGCAGGTAAGGTATATCTCTCATTATCTATCTAACCTAGCAGTAAACCTTGATATTATAATAATACAAATATCACAGGTAGCCAGAGAGTATTCAAGAAATCAAATTCTTGACATATATGCTGGTAAAGGCTCAGGTGCGATAGAGAACGCTTCTCGAAAAGTAATAGGCATAAATGGAAAGCAAGACGCCACGGAAAAGACTGTTTCACTTTTCAAGAACAGTGATGGTGACTTATTCGATGTAGAATTGAATTGGACTCCATCTTTCAGATTACCAAGGAGGCATAATGCCAGTTCCATTTAAACAAGTCGTCAAGACAGAAGTTGAGCCAGAGGTTAAGCTCAAATTACAAAAACAAGCTCAGGAAAATAAGCGTAGTATGCGTAAAGAACTTGAGCTTATAATTGAAAACGCAGTCAGAAAGGACTCAAATGGCTAAGAAAACCACACGAGAGCTTGTCGGAGATTTCATTGATTTGGATATGCAATTACAGTATGCCGATGAAGATGAAGCGATAGTCTTGAATAGTGCTATGGAAGTTACTAAACAAGATATCCGTAGAAAGCTCGATGGTATTGACCATTTTATGGTTGATATTGAAAGAAAACAGTATCTTATAGATGCTGAAATTGAAGCGTTGAAGAAAGAACAGTTAAGATTATCAGTTCGTAGAAAAGCTACAGAGTCATTAAAGAAATACTTTAATGAAACACTGATACCTATGATAGTAGAGGAAGTTGGCACAGACGGAGTTTATGAAACCGATACCGCCAGATACAAACTATACGAAACATATGGTCCAGTAGCTATTACTAAAGAAGAAGATATACCTAACGAGTATAAGTATATGATTGAAGACTGGCGAATTGATAAAAAAGGTCTACGTAAAGCTCTTACAGCAGGAGAATCTATTCCCGGAGTAGCTATTCATAAAGTGAAACGGATTAGGAGGTCCTAATGAGGATACACATCAAGGAAAGTTATTAGATATAGCTTTCCCTGTTGGTGGATTCTGTGTTACATTGTTAAGATTTATTCAGTTTGGTTTTGTCGTAGACAATGATTGGATTGACTTCAATGTATCTGTTCATCGTTTTGGAATACATTTGCATTTAGTTATGGAGGACACAAACAGATGCCGAGAAATAGAAAATCACAAAAGACAGTAATTTTAGAATTGCTGGAATCTGGTGTTAAAGTAACACCAATGATGGCACTTAACAGATGTGGTTGCTTTAGACTAGCCGCTATTATACATAGTATAAGAGCAGATGGTAATAATGTAACTATGGAAAGAGTTAAGAGTCATACAGGAAATAAATATGCTGAGTACAGTTTAGCTTAGCATCGTCACGAAAGTAGGGGTAGTTTTGATTCATACACGGGAGTTTATTGTTTTCTTCCGTTTCCTTTCCTACCCCTATTATCATAAATAAGGAAATACAATATGCAGAATTTAGGATTCTACTTTAATTCAGTTATGGAGAATACAGTACCATTTCTACTAGCGTGGGAAGCGTATGTGTTCTTTATGTTATTATTCTTTTTAAGTATAGTAATTAGACTGAATAGAATTGAGTACAAGCTCGATAAGTTGGCAGGTCAAAATCCTCGCCAAGGGCTGTACTATAAAATAGTTAAATTATGGAGGTCTATATGAACCCAGATTGTCATATGACATTAAAGTCCCTCATCACTATGTACGAAGAATTAATAGCTACAGGGAAGATGTCTCCGCACTCAGCCGGAGCATCAAGATTAGATGTGCTGAGGACTCGAGAAATTAAACGAAGGAAGTGGTACAATACGCCTTATGCAAAAAGAAAACTTATCCCCTTGCAAAATCCAAATAAGCAAGCCTGACTTTGAAAAGGTTTTAGAGCCGATTCATAAGACTTATTGGCAAAAAGCATATAAGAAACTTTCAGCTAAGATGTCAAGTTTACGAAGCTCGTTAAAGCGGCGAAGTGAACAGTATGATGTAAAGTTTGATATATCTTCTCAAGAGATACGAGAACTATTTATGGAAGCCTACGGAGAGGGGTGTAGATATTGTGACAAGCAGTTAACATTTAGAACTATTGCCTGTGACCATATAATACCTCTCTCTAAAGAAGGTAAATCTATTAAGGATAATCTACAGCTTATTTGTAGGACGTGTAACACACGTAAAGGTCCATTAAATGAGAAAGATTTCACTATACTGATTCAACTAATACAAGAACTACCAGATGAACTGAGTAGTTATGTAATGAAGAAACTAGCTAAAGGAGGCAGATACTAATGGCAGAAGTGAACGATAAGATAGTAAAACTAATCAAAGCACGGCTAGAAAAAGGACACGAAGAATATAAACGGGATGTTCCTATAAGGCGTGAGCGAAATCTATCTAATATAGATGAAGCAGTCGATGAAGTTTTAGATTTAGTTGTATACCTAACAGCATACACATTAGAATTACAAGCAGACAGAGAAGAAAAAGCAACCAAATCAATGAGTATAATGGATATACACTTATTATTGAAAGGGTTACATATGTTACACTCTGAAGCTTGGAAAGAAAATGCACAATCAAGTGCTAATGAAATCTATCAACTTATCAACAGAATCAAGGAGGGTTGTAAGTGGGGTCACGAGGACGATAAACTTCTCGGACAAACAGATAACCCTATTAACAAAGAAATGACCACAGAGGATGTTACGGGACCTACGAAATGTATTACCGGCTCTAACTGTGATTAACCGTTGGGGGGATAGAAATCTCTTTTCTAAAGGCACTTTAAGTGTATAAAGAGTATATTAATAGAGACCAAGAATCACATAATGTGTAGGAAACTATTAGTGTAGGATTATGAAGAGGGACGACAAATGATTAAGCTATTATTTGATTGGTTGGCACCATCCCCCCACCTTTAAGGAAATAAAATGAACAGGAAAAAACTTATAGAAAAAACAAATAGGAACATAAAATGCCTCTGTGGTAAACTATGGGGTATAAAATATTTTAGGTTACATCAGCAATGCGATAGATGCAAAACTTATGTAATAGCACGTGGACACAAGGGAAATAGACTAGAAAAGGGAGATGTTGGACGTGCTGTAAAATCAGGAATGTATAAAGCGACAAAAGACGGAAGATTAACGGGATACTAATGAAAAGTCTAGAGCATCAAGCCAGAACGCATTGTGCAAATTACGATGTTGGCAAATGTTCAGGAGTAATGATACAGGTGAAGAGAGAAAAAGACAGAGTTGGTTTAAGACAAATACTTGATTTAAACAAAGCTTACAAGAAATGCACAGTTAATTCGGGTTGCCAATACTACGAGAACTGTGTCATTCCGGGTTTAGTAGAGTAGATTAATCAAGGTGCATCCACCAAAGTAATAGTCAAGTTGTATGTGATGGGATACTATCCGATATTTAGTCTGGTTTACCACCGGATTTGTTAAGATAAGAAATGGGGCACAGGTCGAAGTGTCCCATTTTTTTTTAATTCTGGCTTATAACAGGAATCAGTCGTCTGCGAGAGCGTAAGCTCCGTAAAAACCACCAACCCCGCCAGCAACTAATGCGGCTCTAGTGCCAGTAAATTCAACCATTTCCATTGCACTTAATGGTTTATCAAGCTCTGCCTTATAAGTTGAACGCACCTTTTGCAGTGTTTCATAATCATCTTTGCTTACCATCTTAGATTTGGTTACAAATTTATCTATTTCTTCAGTTGTGGTCTCTGCATAGTCCTGCTTAGTCATTTTTCTTCGTTTAACTTTATCAGGTCCTCGTGTACGAGCATTCTTTCTCATAGCTTTAAGAACTTTAGGTATACGTACTTCTTTTATAGGTGATACGTTTATAACATCATCACCTAACTTCATACCAAATAAATCTCTACCATCTGTTCCAAAGAATTGAATCTTTTTAGCTTTTCTAGGGTCCCAT